AGATTGGAACCTCAGACGCCTCGACAATAGTTTCTAGTTTAGACTTCTTAGGCGGTGGCTCAGGTGAAACGTCGATCGGCTCGTCAGCTGGCTCAGGTTGTTGCGAGGATTGCTGTGGTTGAGACTTTGGAGTGTCGTGTACAAACTCTTCTTTGTCGTCGTCTGAGAGCACAATATCCAAGTCTGTCGCCATGGGGAGCCTCTTAGATAGCCTACGAAGCGAACTTTTTTTCCACATTTCTGTATAAAAATCCGAGTTCCAAGGTCCGTACTGACCACCCTTTGACGATTTTTTAATCTTGTCTAATTCTGTGCGGTTCATAACATCATAAAAAACGCCGCCATCAGTGGTAACGGCCATTGAATAAACCCCTATAGCATCACCGCGATCAGAGAAGTCATCAAATGAGTGTTCAAGCTGCTCGCCATTGTTGTCGACCCAGTGTTTATAGGTATCGTTTTTATGGACGATTTGTGCGGTGATGGTTTTTAGCTGACCGCTCTGGCGTATAAGCCGCAAAATTCCACTGATCATTCGCATGTACTGGGCCTTAACGCCATCCTTAGTATTAAATGTAACAATCACTGCATCTCGCCCGTCACAAACTAGGCCGTCAGAGGCGGCTTTCATTGCTGCCCCTAGCAAGCTATTGCGATCTGCCTTTGCAAGATCGGGATTATTGTTGATCGCCGTATGCAACGCCCTAACAAACCTCTCTTGTGGTATGTGTTTTGGTAACGCCATTTGAAACTGCGATCCCATTTGTGTTAATGTTTTTTTTAGTGAATCCACTGGTGTTAGTTCTTTTGTTGTTGTATTAGACATTGTGCTGCTCTCCTTAGTCTGCTGTATGCTGCTTTGTATGTTATGTTTTCGTGTTTAGAAATTGCTTCAATTAAAAGAACAACTTGTTTTGGTAGGGTAACTGACCTGTTGGCCATCTGCTGGTCCTTGGTGGCCCATCGACAATTTCCTGGCGTATAGTTGCCAGCATTATTAATTCTATCTATCGATGTTCCAGGCGGTCGCTTGCCCATATCCCTGTAAAACAAATTGAAAGATTCTCTCCAAGTGCGACAAATCGTAATTCCTTTTCCGCCGTAGTTTTTCCACGCCGTGCTGTTCTTGTTCAGGCACCTCTCTTTAATTGATGCCCATGTTCTAAATTCGACTGTCTCCGACATGCCATGTGTTTTTGATTTTTTACCAATAGCCGTCCACGTTTCTCGAGAAAGACATCCGCAAGATTGAGTATGGCCGCTGGTTATAGAGTATGCGCGGGTAGTTTTGGTGCCGCCACACTCGCACTTGCAAAACCAATACGACTGTCCGCCTCCCACGTGTGAGAACCCCACCACCGTTAGCCGCCCAAATTTTTTACCTGTAAGCTCAACCCTGCTCATCGGCGCCTCTCATAGTCAGCCGAAACCCTCGCCTTGCGGCCCTTGTGTGAGCGGCGACGAACGATTCTTTAACTTGGTTTAAACTCAGTGTAAATTTTTCATGGCGCACTTTTTCTGCTGTGCCAGCAAGCATCAACAGCTGCGCTTGAACGGCCCTCTTTTGATTTTCCGCTAGAGAAATTTGACTCGAGAGTGCGTTGTATCTTTGAGCAAGAGCAAGCATGGTGTCATCACCCTCTATGATCTTGTTCGGATCTACGTTCTGGTAAAGGGAACGAATAAACTCAGCGTCGCGCTCGAAATTTACAGCTGGCTCTGTGTCTCTTTCCCAAAAATGTTTTACCTTTTTTAAAATCGCGTCGCCAACTGACGGCATATAGCTGCGCTCAATTACCTTAAGCGAGTTGCCACCAGTCAAAGCACAGAGATAGCCACGACGGTATCCAGAAATTAGCATTTGAAATTGAAGCTGTAATTCTAGGTGCGATGGCCCCTCTTCATCAGTCCAATTTTTCGCATACGCACGCTCTGATACATTTTTGATTTCCAAGATCTCCTCTTCATTAACGATGAAATCAAACGAAGATCCTATTCGCAAGTCAGGCAAATACATGTATTCCTTTATAGGCCGTGGATTTTTCCAGCCCTTGTCCGCTGCAGCCCCGTAAGCTATTGAATCCTGGAGCCGACTACCCCAGCGCATTACTTCAGTCTCCTCAATTGAAACATAATCCTCTGAGCGCTTGAGGTGCCACAGCTCGAATTCAGTCATGTAAGGACTGCATCCGAATAGCGCTGAAATTTCTGTAGAATTAATATTCTTATGTCTCAGTTTGAGCCAGTGCTCTTTTGATTCTGGTACGATTGAGATTTTATTTTCCACTGTCGATGTCCCTTAATGCCTGGTCCATTTTCTCACGAATCCATGACGACAGGTTGACGTTCATATCCTCGAACCGCTTGCAGTGATCCCTGTTGAGACGCAAACTGGTGTGTTTCAAATTGTTTCTATCCTTTAAGTGCCTAGAAAGACCTTGCTTTTTAGGTATTTTATTTTTCATTGTTATCCTTTGTTTATTTTTCTTGCGCACCTTGTGCCACTAGTGTTACAATTGTGTTATGAACATGTCAATTTTATTATTAGTATTTTTATTTTTCGCGTCATGCGCTAAAGACTCGTCGCCATCAACAACAGCAAAAATTGCAGACGTGGTGCCTTTGTCGTGCGCCGGCGATGTCGCTGGCAAATCATGGAGAGATATTACCCCAACAGTTACGCGCATTTATAATATGATCTCGAACTGTACTGGAACAATACCTCACTGCAATGGAACATTTAATTATGATATTAAAAATTCAGATCAAACAGGCCGAAAAGGTGTGATTAAAATTTGGATTCTAAGCTCGTCAGAGGACCAGTCGCAAGCATGTCCTGCTGCAAACAGTTATTCAGATTGCACGTTTGAAATCGCACCAGCTGGAAATCCAGCAACGGATCGTTTGATGATGACTTGCAATGGGAATTTTACAATGGGATTTATAATGAACGGAGTTTTGTAATGAAAACATTATTTCAACTATTAAAAGAACGCAGATCAATTCAATCCACGATCGACAATGTTCTGGAGCGCTTTTGTTTAGAGGCGACGACCGGCCTAGCTGACGGCGTTTGCGTCCCTCTATTTGAAAATCACGCACCTAAGGAATTAAAAGATCAACGCGATGATTTCTTTTCTGATTTCCGTTTAGTTGATGCAATTATTTTTTCAACAAAACAGCTTGATTATCCTGTATCAGAACAGGAGTGTAATGAGCTGGCGTTATTCCTTGAATTCAAACCACAGGATACCGCCAAATTTATTAATCAATGCGCATCCACCCAGGAACAGATGAATGACTATTTAAGTTTCCACGAAAATGAAATGCGGGATTATTTATGAGTAGCGAAACAAAACTGTACAACATTATATTAGCTTATAGATATGGCCTGATCGACGCGTTTAAATTTTTTGAATTGCTGCGCGAAATAGAATAAGGCTGGCGTCCGTGAGCACAAACGCCAGGTGGATGAGGTGCGTAACCCACGACTCTGTTTCGGCTTATCAATTAATTTCTAAAGTCTAGAAAAAGAGGCCGTCCGTGGCCATTTACACGGCGTCCTTGCCTTATTTAAAACTAATTGTAACACCAACACCTAGCGCAAAACCGCCGAGAAAAATCAACCCTTGCCCGACATCTGTCGACCAGAAGTCTAACTGTGGCGGTGGATTTAATTCAGGACTATTTAAACGAGTGAGTTGAATTTCCTCGTAAACCTTTTGCATTTCCAAACAGTAATTAATTTTTTCGGCTTGTTCGCGATTATAACAAAACTTATTTACGCTCGGCGTATTTGACGTCGCTGAGTTTGCGTTTAATGTTAGCATCAAGATCATCATCAGACATAACACTTGTTTCACTCATTACCTCTGTGGCTTTGTTGTTAATTTTATTCTGATCCTTTTGAACTTGTTCTGCACCTTTTTTTTTCATATAAAAGAAACTTGATAATCCACCAGCCAGCAATAAAATAATCATACTAATTAATTCACTCATCTTTTTTTCCCATGTTTTGGTTAATATCAACTTTGGCCTGACCTGTAACATACGCGGCGCACATAACTGCGATCGCTCCGATTATTGTTGGTATAATAACAACAGTCTCAAGATAATTGTATTTTAATTCCTTAACTAGACTTAAGGAATACAGACACATGCAGATTGAAAAAACTGTAATAAGTAATTTGCGTGAGTTGAATTTTCTCAAAACCACACCAGCCATATTAAAAATATTAAGATTACGCCAGCCAACAGAGTGCTTTGTTTTATCTTATCGTCGTCCAAGAAAAAGATCCATTTCTTCTTTTCGCCTAGTAATTAAACCGGCCAAGACTTTGCCTTTTGACTTGTTCCACCTTGGAAATTCAAGAGCAACTATATTCTCAGGCGCTCTTGCGTTTAACAGTGACACGAGAGTTGAGTTTTGAAAATTTCCAATTCCTATATTATACGCCAGTGAAATTAGCGCATCGTATTCGTGCTGCTTTAACTCAACCTTAACAATTCGCCTAACCGAAAATTTTAATCGAGACACAGTTTCGATCAACATTTCCTCGGCCTCTTCTGCTGTACAGGTGTCCGACTCTATCACGTCGCGATTATTAATTTTTGTTGATCCGTAGCCGATTGTCCAAACGCCAGCCGGACAAAGATATGCTTTTAAACGCAAGCCTTCGAACTTTTTAATAATCGCTAGAGCTGCATCCATCATTAAATCATGATTCATGATTAATGAATTGTGAATTTAGCTTTTATTTTCTAGACTTCTGACCTTGTTCCCGATCCCGTCGATGTCTTTACGCATCTCAGGGATCGCCTTAGTGTCATCGACTAAAGTTTTTATTTGATATTGAATTAAGTGCAGTTCTTTGTTTGCAAGGTTAACACTTGAAATTAATGACTTAACACCCCAGGTTAATAGGGCCAGGAAAATTGTTCCTAACCCTCCAATCATAATTCCTGCGACCTGAATTACAAAATCTTTTTCCATTAAAAATAAAACTCTCTGACAACTATGTGGCCAGCGCCGCCAACTCCACCTAAATATCCACCAGTTCCCGCAGCACCCGCAGTGCCCGCAGCACCAACAGCATAAGCGTAAGATGCCGATGGACTAGAAATTAAGGCCCTAGCATATCCGCCAGCGCCGCCGCCGCCCGCACCGTTTCCACCAGGCGCAGAGTAAGCGCCGCCGCCGCCAGATCCTGTATTAGCGCGCGCATCTTGCCCAGCTCCGGTGCCAGTGTTACATCCACCAGCGCCGCCAAATGGAGAGGGTGCACCGTAACCACCGAGAACATTGGTCGCAGCAATAGACGTTCCACCAGCCGCGCCATATCCACCATCAAAACACCCCATGTTTGTCTGCGATGTCGACGCTGTTCCTCCGGCGCCTCCATTGCTACTTGGTGCACCGCCAGTGCCTCCGTTACCAACAACAACAGTTGATCCAAATGTAGTATTACCACCAGTCCCGCCGGTGCCAGGTGATCCAGTTCCCGATCCACCACCGCCACCGCCACCACCAACTAGTTCAACCTCGATGTATTTAACACCAGTTGGCGTCGTATATGTCCCTGATCCAGATGTAAATCTTTGAACCGTCATTGAGCTTGCTGTTTGCAATCTAGACTCAACACCCGCAGATGTTAATTGGTAGATCCCCGCAGTTTTTGCATATAGCTTTTTAAACCCAGATGATGGATTTGATGGTGTTGAAATGTCCGTTAATATCTGAGCATCGCCAAACGTTTTATTTGTCAGTGTCTGCGCGTCAGTTGTTCCCACGATCGCGCCGGCAATAGAAACCTCGCCGAACGTTAAAGATGTCCACTTATCAGGGGATTGATCAATATCTGGAATTAAACTTGTACCTGCATACTGACGCGAGATTACTTTCGTGGTGGCGCCATCAATTGTGTCTGTCGATCCGCGCGCAATAGTTATCGCGTTACCTGATGAATCTGATTTTTTAACGCCGATCGACCATGCACTTGAAAGCGTAAGTCCTGCGATTGCGGGTAAATTAATAGTCACCGCGCCGCCAGTACAATCAACTTCAAACAGCGTTCCCGCCATTGCGTCTGTTACCGTGAAAGGCGAACTGGCGCTAGTTAAGTAATTGACATCGCTCCACTGAGATGCCGCTGCACTAATAGCCGCAGCACTTGCAGACGTAGCCGCAGCGCTTGCAGACGCAGCTGCATCAGTCGCATGTTTTTTGGCTGAGTAGTCGACGTCGTCAACTGTTCCAGAGGTGTAGCTTGCCCAGTCTTTTGCAGATCCACCATTCGCAGCGCCGCGACGCTGAACGCCTATAGCGTATTCTTTTGATGAGTATTCGCCGCCGGTAACTGTTGACGATGTTTTAGTGGCCCACTCCTCTGCTAAAACAGCCGATGCTGCAGCCGCAATTGCGCTCGCATTGGCGCCAGAAATCGCCGCCGCTGTTGGTCCTGCCTCTAGTCCATCGCCAGCCGCGTTTGTCATTACGGTTACGTTTGCAACGCCAACAATGTCGACAGGCAATGTCGCATCGAAATCAGCAGGATCAACTGTCTCTGGTAATTTCACCGAGCGATCAAGCTCATCCTGTTGCTGCTGTGCAATCATAATTCCACGATCGAATTGATCCTCGTGAATCTCTGGATAAAACGAACCTTGATTTCTGATGTCAGTTTCTTGAGTGATTTCTAGAACACGACGAATCGTTAAGATGTAACCAGTCGCTAGATTTCCAGCGGTTAGAACTATGGTTCCACCACCAGACGATCCAACACCTGTCACTGTATAATCAGTCGTTAAAACTTGAGTCTCTTCGACATCACTAGTATCTCGAATCGTGACCAGCAAATCAGCCTGGTTAAAAATGTAAAACGTGTAATTATATGTGTCGGTCGAATTGTTACCCGTATAATCATTACGACTATTCGTACTTGAAAAACTCATTATTTACCCCCAGGCTTTCCTGTAATAATACCTCTTGTAAAATCAATCGGTCCAGCAGGATTTGCCTTGCCAGACTTAACATCAATTAAGTAACCGAGCGGTTTACCAACAAAACTCGCCGGCAATCCAGTTAATAATCCAACAGTTGTCAAACCATCCTTTAACGCTTTTTTAGGATCACCCTCACCAAACACAGCCTTTGGAACAGATACCGCTGATCTGATCGCAGACTCTGTACTAGACGCTGCAGGTGATATATTAATTCTATCGTCAAACGGTGCATCATTAAATTGATTAATCAGCGTGTTCGCAACAGTTCCACCAGGCAACATCGCAGTCATAAATCGCAACGGCTGACCGAACAACAAACTAAAAATGTCATCTAAATATTCGCCGTCGTCGTCCTCATCTAATCCCTTGCCAGCAAACGCTTTCATAATAATCGCACTCACCACTGCAGGCGCGTACACGATCATGATAAACGCCATCATCGCACGACGACCGCCGGCCTTAGTGTTTAATCCCATTTGTTTCGCGATCTGCCACTCGGTTAACAACTGATTTCCAGAATTGAAAAAGTATCCACTCATCATCGTGAACAGTCTGCCAAATGGAGTCAGCGCCTGGACCGAGCTAGATCCAACAGGTGAAACATCACCGATCGTTCGACGAACAACTGAGTCAGCCTCAGTTACTGCATCGCTTTCTGATTTACCTTTTGCGATCTGTTCTCTGTATGCCGCGTTCCAGGTAATCATTTCGATAATTCCATTACTTACTTTTTCACCGAACATCGCGAAATCTTTCGCCGCATCTTTAACTTTATCGTATTCTGTTTTCTCTAAAACGATTTGATCAAAATCTTTTGCAACATCACGAACCGTTTCGCCAGATCTAGTTTTCATATAATCAGACTTAACCAGCACCGCCGCATTAAACCCATGACGATCACTGATGTAATCCTTCACAGATCCCATAACGTATTTGCTTTCAACTTCATTCATGACTGGGAAAATACTTGTCATATTCTGAAACCAGTTTGGCACGTTAACAGCCATGAACTGCAGCGACGACCGTGATCTTAACGCTGTGAAAAATCTGTCAGCACCCTCGGACATACCGCGAGCCGCAAGCCTCTGAGTCGCAGATCTCTGCAGCCAAGGCGTTAACATTTCGCGTGCAATCGTTTGATCTACTTTAAATAAACTTGCCGCAAATTTCTTATCAGAAACAAGTCCTGCCACCTGCTTAATTGCTGGCTCAATATGAGTGAACTTTAAAACCTGGTTCACGTGACCTGCAATTTTATTTAGATCTAATTCAAGCGGCGCAAAATATCCATCAACACGCGATTTAGAAAATCCTCGTCCTGTTGTCGGAAACATAAATGAGTTATTAAATCCCTCAGTCATGTCCTTGGCCTCTTTAACCGCTTTATCTGCGACCATCGTCTTGTCGGCAATCGCTGGCATATAACCGCCACGATAATCTCCGAACTGATTTACAAATGGTTTCGCCGTGATATCACTAAAATAATGACCGTACATTTTCTTATGAGCGCGCTGAGCACCAGGCTTTAATGATTCGTTTAGATCCCAAATCGCCTGAGCAAAATCAAAATCAGATTTCTGTAAAGTTCCATCAGCAATTAGCCGATCGATCATAGATTTGAATTTTGAATCATTCAGCGTGCCGTCCTCGTTAAACGATCCCCACTGGCGGCCTATTAATAATTTCTCGTAATTGCTTTCATTTCCTGTGTGTAAAATCGCGTGCAATAATTCCAGCTTATTTCTAAACGTGTAATTAATCTCAGGCGCTGCCACAGATTTCTTGGCATCAATTCCTTTTATTAGTGGCGTTAATGCCTCAAGCTTTTTAAACACATCAACACGAGCCAGGTCAAACTGCACCTGCGCATCACTCACTGGTTTAAATATATATTTCATCGCAGCACCGATCACGCCACCATCAAATGAGCGAGCCCAGTGTTCGACTTTTCTGTATCTGGCAAGCACACCAAGGAACTGAATTCCTAATTTCTCAGAATCAGTAATCGATTTTTTATATCCTGGCAATTCCTTGCCGACAGATAACTCATCAGCTCGTGCAGACAGCTGGTCCACGGCGTCTTGTTTTTTCATGACCTTGCCGTCGATCAAAATCTCGTTTCGATCTTTCGCTAAATCCCAAATCGCCATAACTGCATTTCGCATCTCTGAGAAATCGTCATACGTAATCGTCGTGTAATTTCCACGTTTTTCAGTGGCCGAATTCACCAGCGCCACGACCACAGAATAAGTATCTGGATCATAAGCTTGAATATCTTTTAAATAAGCCTCAGCGGTTTTGTCAGATTTCGTAATTCCGAAATGAGCCAGGATCGCACGAGCTGCGTTCACCAAATCGATGTCTCTGGTTTTTGCCAGGTCCTCGTCTTTTTTAAATATCTTTTTAAAATTCTTAACAGCTTTTTCAACGTCCTGTTTCGCATCCACAGCGGCGTCGTATAATTCAAAGTTTAAATATTCCTTTTGTTTCGCATCAAACGCTAATTCAAAATTACCCTTTTTAAATTCTTGAGCTGCGATCCTCGCGTATTTTTTTTCAGCCGATCGATACAAGTGAGGTTTTAAATCAGTAACCTTTGTTGATGCGATAATCTTAACAGCCTGCGCGCGTACCTGCATGTCTGTCGGCATACGTTTAATTAGTTTGCCAGCCACATTCTTAATTGTTTTCTGTGCTTTCTTAAATAAAAATTCCATCTCAAGACGTTTTAATTTCTTGGCGTATTTATTATGCGCAGCCTTGATCGCCTCATCAGATAATTCAGGACTCTCAAGTAACTCAGGAAATTCCTGTTTCATTTGAGTTACGACTTGC